AGACCGAAACAAACATTCAGGCAATTTTGACTGGGACATCAAAAGATACTGTTGGTCCCCGTACCGCCCCGCCTCGAATGAGGATGCCCGAAGAGGCTGCCGACCGAGGCATTATTACAGGCAAGCCGCCGACCCCGCGTGACTTGGCTGGCGGTGGAGCTGGTGGTGGTGGGGCGACTCCGCCACCGAAGCCTGGTAAGCCTGGTGAAGCCTCCCCAGGTTTGCAGCAAGAGTTTTTGACTGTTGTCAATCAGCAGTTTGGGACATCATTCAAGACTGTCAATGAATATTTGTCGGCCAAGGGTGTCAAGGGGATGGCACCTCGAGCGAAGCGTGTTGAGCGATACAACAAGTTCATTGCCGGCAAGGAAGAAACCACGCCAGAGGGCGGTCTGACGGAACGTGGCAAGCAGATTCTTCAGCAGGAATACGGTTGGGTTTCGGCATACATCGGTATCGATCCTGACGTGGATGCGGCGATGGGTCAGTTGGCGCGAAAGGAAATATCCGAGGACGCATTTGACGCAAAGATCCGCTCGAGCAAGTGGTGGCAGGAACGCAACGATTTCACGCGGGCATGGGATGTCAAAGAACGTACACCTGGTTCTACCGCCCAGAAGGAGATTGACGACCGCGTTCAGTCGATGAAGGATTATGCTTTGTCCACGTTTGGTGTTGTGCTGTCACCGGAGCAGCTGCGTCCGTGGGCGAGGCAGACCCTCCGAGAGGGTGCGTCTGCCCCGACCCAAGAGAACGGTGTTGCTGCCATTATCGTCAAGGGTGGCAGCCAAGGTGCGATTGACCAGTTGCGTCAGGGTGGCGTGGCACAAAGAGTCAATGACGTGAACGCCCGTTACGGCTACAACCCTGGATCGGATTTTGTCAACCAGTCCATCTCGAACATTGCGTTGGGGACAATGACCGAAGATATGTATGAGTCAAAAGTCAAGAGTTTCGTCAAGACCATGTACGGTGCAGACGTTGGCGATTTACTGGACCGAGGCTATTCGGTTGCAGATATTTCAGAGCCGTACGTCCAGACCGCCGCACGGATGCTTGAGACAAATCCGAACATGATTGACATGAAGGACACGAAGTTCCAAAAAGCCTTGGGTATGGTGGATGCCGACGGCAAGAAGCGTCAGATGACTTTGGGCGAGTGGGAGAAAACGCTGCGTACGGACCCGATTTACGGGTGGGATAAAACGAACCAAGCAGCAGGTTTGGCTGTTCAGGTTGGCGAGCAGATTTTGCGCCAGTTCGGAAAGGTGCAGTAAATGTCCAATATTGACAGGACTGATTACACGTTCAGCAACATTGACTGGGCCGCGCTAAATACTGAGGCTTTCAATCCTCCAGTCTCACAGTCTGCAATGACTCCAGCCGAGGCCGAGGCGGCAGCAGCTTTGGCGGGTGGTGGCATTCCGCTGAACCGTCCTTTTGTTGCAGAGACACCGCCAGTTGAACAACCTACGGGCGGCGGCACTCAAACCGTGGAGGAAGAAGAACCTCAGTTTGTCAGACTGCCGCGAGAGATTGCCCCGATTGTCCAGCCACCGGCAAGTCAAACTCCGATTGAGCCACCCGCTCCGCCCGCGCCAGACCCAGAGGCAGCGAAAAGGGCTGCTCGAGCCTCGGCCCGACCAATGGCTGATATTCTGACGGACTATCTCAAGCCGTATTTTTCGCAAGAAGATCTTAATGTTTTGTTGGGTGTGGCCATCGACAAGATCGTGGAGTTCGGGCAAGATCTTGCGCCGGCAATGGTTCCGATTGAACTAAAGAAAACGACCCAGTACAAGACTCGTTTTGCCGCCAATGCCAAGCGAATCGAAAAAGGTTTGCCGGAACTGTCGCCGGCTGAGTATGTCAGTTTGGAGCAGACGTACCGCGACCTGTTCAAGGCATACGGAATGCCCGACTGGTCGTATGACGAAACAAACGACTTTGAGAAGATTCTTGAAAATAACATTCAGCCTGCTGAAATGAACCGTCGCATCGTCCAAGGTTTCAACGCTGTCAAAACTGCTCCGCCAGAAGTGATCAAGCAGTTCAAGGATCTCTACGACATTGATGAATCCAACCTTGCTGCGTATTTTCTTGACCCAACCCGAGGTGCGGAAAAGTTGGTACGTCAGGCCGAGGCCGCCCAGGTTGCTGGAATTGCCAAGCAGGCTGGCGGTATTACGCTTGGTGCTACGGCTGCCGAGGCTGCATCGTTTGCGGAACGCATCGCTGCCGAGGGTATTGCCCCGTCGGATCTTCAGGCCGGTTTCGCCCGCATTGCCGAACAGCAGGGTCTGTTCAGGCCGCTCATGCGTGGCGAAGAACAGATCTCCCAGCAGGAACAGGTTGAAGGGACTCTTGGCATCAATGCCGCTGCCCGTCAACGTATCGAGGCGCGTCGTCGTCGCCGGCAGGCAGAGTTCCAAGAGGGCGGTGGCTTTGCTGAGACTGCTCAGGGTGTCATCGGTCTGCGGACGGTTGGCGAATGATCGAATGCGACGGCTGCGGAGTCGAGTACGACCCCGTCGGTTGTCGTTGGCGTTGCCCCAAGTGCGGACTCAAGTCATCGTGCTGCGAGGGTGAAGCACAAGATAGTTGCACACACAACGATTGATGTGTAAAGTTCTCCACGATCCCGAGTGGAGGAACCGACCAGTAATCCCCCTAGCTGGTTGTGTATAAGGGGCGACCAACAACTATGCAGCCATCACGGTCCTCCGCCGTGGTGAGGGCAAAAAGGAGAGTGCCATATGTCCCAGATCGAAGATTTCGACTACGAGGATGACGACTTTGCAGACCGCAACCCTTTGCGGAATGTGAACAAGAAACTGGAGAAGGAACTTGCTGCTCTGAGAAAAGAGCGTGAGGAACTGCTCGCAGCCAAACGAGAGAACGCTTTCATCAAAGCGGGCATCGACCCGAATGATGCGAAGTTCAAGTATTTCGTCAAAGGCTACGACGGTGATCTGACTCCAGATGCCATCCGAGAAGCAGGGATTGAGGCGCAGTTGATCGCCCCACCGTCGCCGGTGTCCGCAAGTGCGGACGAGCAGGCTGCGTGGAACCGCACCGCCAAGGTGGCTGCGGGTGCCAATGCAGCACAAGCACCAGTCGATTGGGCAGCGCGAATCAACGCCGCCGAATCCCCCGCAGAGGTCGAAGCGATCATGGCAGAGGCACGAGCTGCCCTCGGGTAGCGAATACCCCCAAATCACTTCAACCCTGAAAGGAAACCCAAGTGGCCGGAGAAACAACCACCTCCTCACTTTCGGTTGACCAGACAGCATTTGATCGCCTTGCGTACTTCGCTCTGCGTTCGGAACTTCTGTTCGACCAGGCTGCCGATGTGCAGCCGACCCAGCAGTCCATGCCTGGTTCTGCCGTCACGTTCACGATTTTCGCGGACATCGCGGCTGCCACCAGCACCCTCAACGAGGTCACCGACGTTACCCCGACCGCTCTGAGCGACTCGCAGGTCACCGTCACCCTCGCCGAATACGGCAACGCTGTCGTCACCACGGCCAAGCTCCGTGGCACGTCGTTCCTCGACGTTGACGCTGCTGCTGCGAACATCATCGGTTACAACGCTGGCGACTCAATCGACCAGGTTGTCCGTGAAGTTCTCGCCGGCGGCACGAACGTCGTGTACGCAACGGGTGGCGCAAGCGACCCGACGAGCCGTGCAACGGTCGGCAGCGACGACACGATCACCGCGAACGACGTTCGCAAGGTCGTGGCCCAGCTCCGTGCAGCCAACGTCGCAACCTTCAACGGTGCGTACATCGGCTACATCCACCCTGACGTGTCGTTCGACTTCCGTTCGGCAACCGATGCGGCTGGCTTCCGTAGCTCGGTCCAGTACACCAACGCGATGCCCTTCTACCAGGGCGAGATCGGCACGTTCGAGTCGGTCCGCTTCATCGAAACCCCCCGCGCCAAGGTGTTCACGAACGCCTCGGACGGCTCGGGTTCTTCGACTGGTTCCAGCGCGACGGTTGACGTGTACTGCACCCACATCATGGGCCGTCAGGCTCTCGCCAAGGCACACAGCATCACCGATGGCAACGGCTCCATGCCGAAGATCGTTCGCGGCAACGTGACCGACCTTCTCATGCGCCTCCAGCCGATTGGCTGGTACTGGCTCGGCGGCTACGGACGCTTCCGTGAGGCAAGCCTCCGCCGCATCGAGTCGGCCTCGAGCATCGGCTCCAACTGACACGATCAACCCGTGTAGCATCGGCCCCCTGCGCAAGCGGGGGGCTTTTGCTATTATCACGAACGAGGTAACCCATGTCGATTTCCAACTACGCCGAGAACGCTCTGCTTGACACGCTTCGCAATCAGTCGTTTGCGGTCACCACAACCTACGTCAAGTTGCACACCGGTGACCCTGGTGAGGCTGGCACGTCGAACGCTGCGACGGAGACGACCCGCAAGTCGGTGTCGTGGTCTGCTGCATCGACTGGTTCGATGGCTTCGTCGGCAACGCTGGAATGGACGAACGTCGCCGCGACCGAGACGTACAGCCATTGGTCGTTGTGGGACAACGCTTCTGCTGGCAACTGCTTGTGGTCGGGTGCGTTGTCATCTTCGGCTGCTGTTACGGCGGGCGACACTTTTCAGATCACATCGCTGACGCTGTCGCTGGACTAGCGGGGTAGGCGGTGGCTTCGCCGCTTGACAGGCTCACAGACTTCACCTTCGGGTTTGTCAATGGTGGGCAGTTTTACCTTGGCCCGATCAAGGATCGTACGGCCACAGGGTCTGGTACTGGTACCGCGACGACGGTCAATGTTGTCATCAAGTTCCGCACCGCAACAGGTTCGGGTGCAGGTACGCAGTCTGCTACTGGGGTGCATATCGCCCCGCGTACCGCAACGGGTTCGGGTACGGGATCTGCAACCGTTGCAGGTCTGCACATTGCGCCGAGGACGGCCACAGGATCTGGCACGGGATCGGCTTCGGTAACAGGTGTCCACATTGCGCCTCGAACGGCGACAGGGTCTGGGCAAGGTACGCAGTCGGCTGATGGGCTGCACATTGCTCCGCGTACGGCGACTGGTAGTGGTACGGGTACAGGCACAGCTGTTGGGGTTATTGTCTACGCCCGTACTGCTACTGGTTCGGGGACTGGCACATCGTCGTCGGCGGAGATCCTTATCGCCATCCGCACGGCCACGGGTTCGGGGACTGGGTCGGCAACGGCGGATGGTTCTTCGACTC